CCTTCATTATCCTAAATGGAAACGCACTATTAGCTATTGATAGCTGCAAGTAATTGCGATTTGTTAGGGCTAAGTTCAGCAGACCAACCGCGTAATAAAAAGGACTTACCCAATATATACTGCCATCGGGCGAAATCTGTGGCACTCCCTTTAACTCGATAACAGGAAGTATGCCCTCACCGTGTGCAAAGTATTCAGAGATTGCGTAAGTGTTTTCGGTTTGCCTACCTACTTGCTCAATTCTCCAAATGGTTTCGCGGGTATACAAATACATAACCCGACCCATTCTATGTTCTTTGCCGTTGTACTCGACCCGTGACATTTCAGCACTTACACAAAGGGCATAGTGGCCGCTTTTGTAGTCGATAACCTTATCGCTGGCATAGTAGTAAATGGTAGGCTCAAATAGCTTTTGGTCATCAACTCTACTTTCGCCATCCTCATTTTCCACATACTCAAATCCATGCGGCATAACGGCAACCAAACCGTTTGCATCTTTTGTTTTGATGGAAGGCAATACGCCTTTCACAAAGGTTTCAACTGACCCGTAAATAGGCAAATCGGTAAGTAGGTATTTCATCAAATCCTCACTACCTTCCTTTGGTATTACTTGCCAGTTGGAATCTATAAACGCCCTACCAATAACGGTTAGGTAGTCTTGGAATACTTGCGATGTGGTATTGGTATAATTGTCCTTTATATACTTTTGTTGCTCAAGGTCTTGATTAGGGGCGCGGTTTCTAAATAGCTTCTCGGGAAACACGTTAGGGTCGGCATGGACAAGAATAGAATTGCGCTGCTCGATTGCGGCAACGTAGCCATCCCGATACTTAGGAACTTCACCTTTCTTAGTGTTCTTTTCAACTTCCAGAACATTATCTAATAACCGCCTAACATCGACCTCGTTCATGCTGCCTGTTTCATTACGATATAAAAGTCAGTCAATTGGCAGCCTGACTTCTTGCCGCCACACCGCCCCCGTATTGGCCTATCTTGAGGACGTATCTTTATATTTCGTGCCATGCCACAAAGTTAGTTAATTTTTAACGTGTGCTTTCTTTGCCGTTTATCTCGTCAGTCCAATGCTGGCACATTTCGATAATCATACTTTCAAAAGTGTATGTCGGTTGCCATCCTAATTCGCTCCGCAACTTTGTCGAATCGCCTTTAAGGTATGGCAGTTCCTCCGCACGTAAGTATTTCGGGTTAAGCGTTACATGGTCGCGATAATTCAAATCAAAGTAACTAAACGCCAACTCGCATAACTCGCGTACGGTGTGCGTTTCCATCATACTGCATACGTAATCAGTCGGCTCGCTAAGTTGCAGCATGGCGTGCATCACTTTCACGTAGTCTTTAGCGTGACCCCAATCCCTACTTGCATCTAAGTTGCCCAACTCCAGCTTGTCCTGTTTGCCGTGTGCAATCATTGCAGCTGCTTTAACTACCTTGTTGGTTACAAAGTCAACACCTCTGCGTGGGCTTTCGTGGTTAAATAGAATGCCATTACTCAAGTGCATTCCGTAAGCCCTCCGATAATGGCGAACCACGTTGTAAGCGAATACCTTTGAGCAACCGTAAGGGCTAACAGGATTGAGCGGGGTTGTTTCGCGTTGGTATCCGTCCTCATCGCAACTAAGCCCAAACATTTCGCTACTGCTTGCTTGGTACATCTTAGCTTTAGGGCAAACCCTTCGCATCGATTCAAGTAAGTTAATCACTCCAACGGCATCGGTTTGAACGGTGAACTGTGGCACGTCAAAGGAAATGCGTACGTGCGATTGCGCGGCAAGGTTATACACCTCATCGGGCTGCACGTCTGTTAATATCCGTTCCAAACTTAACGGGTCGGTCATATCCCCGTAGTGCGTATGAAAGTCTGGGTTTGAGTAGCACAACTTTAACCGCTTACTTTCTTGCACGATGTTTGAACTTGCGCGAATCATTCCGTGTACTTCGTAGCCTAAGCTAAGAAGGTACTCCGAAAGATAGCTTCCATCCTGACCAGTGCAGCCGCTTACAAATGCTTTCATATCGGAGTACATATTATGTCCACTTGCGCCCCCTCCAATCCCTCATTTTTGTAAAGGTTGCGATACTCATAGCCCATCGAATCCAACAGGGCAAGCAAACTCGCGCGGCTTTCTCCTTGCCTTTCAAGTGCGGTTTCGTTCACCTCGATTAACATTGTCGGGGCGAATTTCTTAATAGTTAACGCTGCGCCTTTTAACGCTTTGACCTCCATACCCTCGCAGTCCATCTTAATAAAGTCGCATTCTGGTAGGTTAATCGAATCCAAAGAAACGCACTGGATATTGCCATCTTCGATAGCGTGAGTAGCCCCAGCATTAATATCGTGGAATAACCCAATGGTGTGCTTCTTGTCGCTTACTCCACGCTTAAAGCATACCGTGTTGTCCTTGCCTTTAAGGTTATACTCCAAACATTCAAAGGCTTTCGGGTTTGGCTCAAATGCGTAAACAGAACCACGCGACCCGACCCGATTAGAATAGGCAATGGTATGATCACCGATATAAGCCCCAATATCAACTACTGTGAACCCGCGATGGATAAATTCATCTAATAGAGGTAACGTGCTTCGGTCGTGGTCTAAGCGTTGGTTCTCAATTACCCACTTGCTTATGTGAGTATCGTCCTCAATTAAAGCTACTTTTTTACCGTTGGAAAATTCGTGTATTATCATGCCTCATAAATGTAAATGATACCCCTATGCGCCCCGTTTGCTTCAGTATTATAGTGCCACGTTGGTTTCTTAAATACCTTGTGCAATAGCGGCTCAATTTCTTCAATGCTTAACGGAAAGTCGTATTCATCGAACCCGAAATCTTTATTCGGTACTCTGAAATCGTGAATCGCAATAACTATGTTTTTGACTTTCGCGTCTGCTAAGATTTGTAGTTCTAATTTAAGAGGGCAACCGCCTACCTCGCACCCGTGAGCGTCTAAGTAATACAACGAATTTGATTTAGCCACTTTGTCTAATACCTCTTGCGACATTCCTAAAATTAGCCCGACATTATCGCGGCTTTCAAGTCGGGTTTTAGCAATGAATTGAAAGTTACTATCCGCTTCAATCGTAATAACTGAATCGAACATATCACAGAATGATTCAGTAGTTGCCCCGTATTGCGTTCCTGTTTCCACGCAATGTGTTATTCCAAACTTATCACGTAGCTTTTCTAATTCAGCGCGGATATACGTGTCGCCCTCAAATGGAATTAGTCCGTTCATCTTATAGCTTTCTTTTACCGTAAATAATCAAATCAAGCAAATCAACGAACATTATAAAAGCGGCTATTCCGTCAACCACGCAAACGGTAACCACTAAAACAATGCCTTTTCCATCGCTTATATCTGTAAGATAAGTTAAAAAGTTATTAGGGTAATCAGAATTGAAAAACCCAATAAACAGTGTTACCGCCCAAACAAATACAATAATGTGAAACGCTAACATTACAGTTGAAACCTTTCTCATCTTATCGCGCTTAGTACATCGTTAGTAATCCCGCCCCAACTCCAAAACTGCATGGCTTTAATCTTTGGCATATCAGCCCCGTTGGTGTCTTTGAAAACATAACCTTTCGGCTCATGTACTTCGGCAAATGCACCCATCACATTAAATTCCGAAAAGGAACGATAAGGAACGCGGCTTAGGTAGGTAAACAGCGGTAATTTGTGAACTTCTTCTAAATACATACACACGTTTTTGAGAGTCTTTGTGTGGTAAACTAAAGGCATCCTTCGCATATATTCCCACTCGACCATGTATTTCATCGCGGCTTCGGTTATCGGCTGCCAAGGACAATCTATTTCTGAATAACGTGTTTTCCAAATGATAGGTTTGCCATTCTCAAAATACTCGTTTACATCCAACGGTTCTATTGCAATTACATCGCTATCCCAAAAGACAACGGCATCGGCATCGGTATACTTCCACGCTTCCAACTTGGTTAGCTGCTGGCCGATATATCCATCGGGAAGGTCAGGTACTTGAACCACTCTTTCAGCGGTTAGGTGTTCCAAGCCGCGCGGTTTTGGGGTGCAAATAACGATATTACGATAGCCCGTTACGTGCTTTTGGATTGACGCAAGGGCTAAGTGCAGCCATTCGTAATCTTTGGGATATGTACGGCAAATTATATCTATTTGCATTTCGCTTGTA